GTCTTAATCGAGGCCTAGTAGACATACTTGGATTACGCGAAGAGTACAATCCACAGGAACGCACGGATCTGTTCAACGCGCAAGTAAACTACATACGTAAATTTGTAGGTTTAGGCACTTCCGTATTTGAACAAAGTACGTTACAAGCTAAAGCTAGCGCTTTAAGTTGGTTGTCAGTCCGTAGAATGATTAACGTTATTAAAGTTTCTGTTAAAGACTTTTTGATGTTTACTATTCATGAACCGAACGATGACTTTACACGTCGTCAAGTTGTTAGTAGCGTATCTGATTATTTAGAAAGCTGGAAGAACGCTAGAGGTATTCTAGACTACCAAGTTATATCAGACGATAGCAATAATCCGCCTGCAAAGTATAACCTGGGTATCCTTACTGTAACAGTGTTCATTACGCCAGTTATTCCAGTGCACGAAATTCAGGTTGACGTTGTTATAACAAAAGCCGGTGTAAGCTTTTCTGAAATTAATATTCAGAACTTAGGCTAAAACTAGTTAAGATACGAAAGACAAATTAAAATGGCAAGAACTTCTTTAGCAGATGTTAGAACACTACCAGATGCTTTTCAACAATACAACTGGGATATAATTATTCCAACTATGCCAGGAACCCCTAATAGCAAGCCTTTCACATTTAAGGCTATGACTACTAGCATTCCGGGCGCTACCATCGAGAAAGTACCTGTTAACTTTCACGGAGTAGAAATTGGCTATGCGGGTAGAGAGAACTACTCACATTCTTTAGCAGTTACACTTCTAGAGACTGCAGACATAGGTACACGCGATATGATTCGTAGATGGCAGAAAGTAGCTAGAAACAACCGGGCGAATACCGGGAGTTTTAAAGAGACTTACGCAACTACTGTAGAGATGGTACTGTACAACGACTTACCTGAGGAGGTAAAACGTATTCGTTTACTAGGCTGTTTTCCAGAAAGCTTAGATGATGCGTCTTTAGACGGAGGTTCTAGTGGTATTGTTCAAGTTAGCTGTACACTGCACTACGACGAATTGGACGAAAAACTATAAGACACTCTAACTGTAAACGTAAAAGATAACATAACTTTAAGGGTAAATAAATATGATAACCAATGCACTAAACCGACTCGCTGAAACTTCTGCAACGCGTAATCCAAGAGCAACTTTGCAAGATCTGAAAAAAGATTTACAAATTTGTAAGAAAAGCTTTCAGCTAATGACTAAAAAAGAGGTTAGCAACAGTCTAACTGAGAAGAAGGCTATTCAAGATGAAGTTTTTAAACTTCGTAGCCAAAGTAAAACTCAGTATTCTCAAGAACAGCTAGAAACAAAGATTAAAAACTTCAATAAATAAACTATGAGCCTAAGAGATCAGGCTTTAGGCGCGTTAACTCAAGCTGCAAAATCAAAATTGGGCCCCGAAGGACGACAAGCTATTGATGTTTTCAAGAGACTTAAAGACAAAGTGTCTGTAAAATTTCCTGGAACGAATAGAGGTCCTGGGGGCGCTTTAAACGCAATTATGTCTAGACCTGATCCGCTAATGACTTTCAATTGGCGGTCCTACCTATTATAGATAGTTCGTCAAGTCTAGGGTGGGAATACGTAGAAGAAGTAACTCTACCGTTTGTAGAATTTGAGAAAACCTCAAATTATAAGGCAGGTAAAATGTTCCACTACCCTCATCACTATTCTCTTAGTAGTCTCAGTATAAAACTATACGAAGACACTAAGGGAAAATCACTACAGTATCTCAACGACTGGAAACGACTCGTATTAGATGGAAAGACAGGATTATACAACGTACCTAGTGTATATAAAAAACCTATAAAGATAACTATCTACGACTCTGCGCAGAACACTGTTTTGTTTTTAACCTACCTTGGATGCTGGATAGAGAGACACGACACCTACGCGCTATCTGGAGAATCTCAAAGAATTAATCCACAAGTAGAATTCAGTGTAGACGATATAGAAGTTAGTTTTGGAAAATTTAGTCCTGGGCAAATACCTTCGATTATAGATAAAATAGGTTCAGAGTTTCCCTTGAGGATTACAGACTTACCTAATTTATTTCCTAATAACTTTATAAAATTTAACACATCTAGTTTCTTTTAACAAATTTGATAAACACTAACCCTTGAGGTAACACTATGGCAATTAATCGCCCACCTTCAACCCCTCCCTTGAAATCTTCTTCTAGCAGTGCTAAAGTTCTAATTGAAGAAATTAGTACACAGACGTTTTCTCTTAATAGAGAGACAACGTCTCAGCAGACACAGTCTTCTACAGCTCAGCCTCACACAAAACCTGCGTCACTAACTCCGGAAAACACCAAGTCTTTTTCTGAAAACAATCCTGACTACTTTCAGATAGACTTGCCTAGCAATTTTATTCCGTATAGTTTTAAGACAGTATCAGCTTGTCATCTTAAAGGTTTTCACCAAGCCAAGTTTTCTAGGGCCGCTAAAGAAGATAAAATACGATATGTTGTAGAGGCAGTAAGTTCGACTCTGGAGCCTACTGTATCAGCTTTTGATTTAACGCCTGCTGATTTTTACTTTCTAATGTACTGGCAGAGAGTTAATTCTTATAGTAGCATGCCTTTAGTTACCGAAGTAATGTGTGAAAATACTGAGCACCTCACTAAGGTATACGCAGGCTATAGAGACAGCAATGTAGAAAAAGCTGAATTTGAGTCGGAGTCTGACGATAACACTTCTAATGAGTATGTAGAAGAAACAGAAGATTCAACTAGTAACGAACTAAAGTTTTTACCTGAATCAACTTTAAAAAATAAACTAGTTTTAAAGAACACTACTTTAGACATAACTACTCTAGACGAGTTAGACTTGTCACCTTTTGAACTAGTATCTAAGTATGGGCTAGGCTACGAAACTATGCGAGACGTAGTAGAGTCAGCAGAAAACATTGAAAAGATGTTTCAAAAGAGCTTAGACAATCCTGAAAGTGACATAGATATTGAAGGATACACTTGGTTAGCTGCTAGGGCTGCTTTCTTAGATAACTGGTCTAACACTAGAAAACTAGCTGAGCGAATAAAAATTATTGAGAATATGACTGTAGAAGAAACTTCTACGTTAGATAAATATATTGATACAGTTACGCAATATGGCGTGTCTGAAACTACTAAATTTAAATGCCAGGAGTGTAGTGGGTTTACAGAGATCAAGTTCTCTATAAACCCACTAACGTTTCTTTAATGCCTTAAGTGAATCTGATCTACTAGAGAGAATTGACTTAGTACTACGTGAGACTAATACACTTTTATCTTTAGACACTGACTTAAGGCAGTTCTTGTTTATAGTTGATAACGCTAATGCAAGAGCTAAAAAACGAAACGAAGACATTAAAAACGGTAAAGTAACTAGAAAGGTTCGATAGTGGCTACTAAAGACCCTCTGAATAAATGGAACAAAGACGACGGTAAAGAAGTCTACACTAAAAAAGGCTTGTTAGATAGTATTTCTACGGAAAGCAAACTAGACAACGGCCAAAAGTCTCTTGCAGAAAAAATTCAAGGTCTAAAGAAAGAACTAAACAGCCCACAGAAGTCGGGAGCTAAGCGGGTTGACTTAGTTAAACAGCTAGCTGACGCCTCTAAGTCTTTATCTAAGGCTAGGAAAGAAGCTGAAGCTTTAAAACGCCAAGGCAAGTCTACTGAAGCCATACAAAAAGAGTTAGTATCGAGACTAAATTTAATAAACAAAGAAATAGCTAGTAGAAAAGGTAAACAAAAAAGTGAGCTATTTGGAGCGCTAGAAACTACTGGAATTGACGGAAAACTCAAAGATCTATTAAAACAAGTTCTATCTAAGTCAATTGATGACCGGCAACTTATAGCTGCAATTAACTCTATTAATGCTGACACTGCTCAGCTGCCTCTTTATTTACGCAGAGGTTTTACACAGATATCTAAAGAAAACAAAGACACAGAGGTATCTCAGCAAGAGTCTTATGCAAAGATACTTGCTCAAAATGCTCAAATACGAGACATGTTTAAACGCACTGGCGGTGCAATTCTGTCAGGTTTAGGCAAAGTTGGAATGGGACTATTAGACAAAATTGGTCCTAAAGGCTATTCTCTAGGCGGTGGAGTTCGTAATTTAGGACGTGCGTACAGAGGGGCTAAGAACGTATACAAAGGTACTAAAGAAGCTTATCATAGCGTTGCCAATACTTATCTTAAGACTAAGACCTTCTTAGAGGAACGAAGTGCTGCTAAAAGCACAATGACTTCTTCTTTTTCAGAAAAGAAATCAGATAGTGGGAAAGCTCAAACCTCTGAGATAAAGAAGTACGCGGACAAAACTAGCATGTTTAACCGTAGGATGCTGAGAGCCACTGAAAAAATAGCGTCTAAAAAAGCTAGTGGCGACAGCGGTATGGGCGGTATGATAAGCAGTATTATGACTTTCTTTAGTCCTGGCGGTTTTATAAAGACTATCAGCGACCTTATCTCCCCTATAGGATCAGTCTTAGGGGTTTTAGGCAGAGTAGTTGGAGGTGCTGCAGGAGTGGGCCTTGCTGGCTACTTGGGATTTAAAGCAGGAGAATGGCTGAATGAAAAGTTTGGGTTATCAGATAAGTTAGTAGCTTTTGCAGAGTTTGTAAGAGATAAAGCAATACCTGCAGTAGTAGACACAGCTAAAGGAGCTTATACTAGTGTTAAAAGCGCGTACAATAGTGTAGTAGACTCTACTAGCCGAGGAATAGAGACAGGTGTTAATGCAGTTTCTAAAGGGGCAGACAGTGTTAAAAGTGGATACGCTTTTGCTAAGAACGAAGTTTCTAGCGCAGTAACTAACTCTAACACCTATAAAGAAACTACTGCGGCCCTTAGCTCAGGCGCCTCAGCCACTGGCGTATTGTCTTCGGTAGCCTCAGGAGTGTCTAAGGATGCTCAAGCTGTAGGTAGTAGTGTAAAGTCTGGGGTAGTGTCTTTAGGAAGTAAACTAAGCGATGTACTAGGTAAGTACGTAACTACGTCAGGTAACGCAGACATAAACGGCTTACAACCTAGTTTGCAAACTAACGTAGCTAACATGGCTAAGGAGTACTATGATACTACAGGTAAAAAACTTCAAATAAACTCTGCCAATAGAGACAACGCAGAACAAGCTAAGTTGTACGCCTCAAAACCTCCCGGAATGGCAGCTCCTCCAGGTAGAAGCTTACATAACTTTGGTCTAGCTCTAGACGTGCAAAGTGCTCAAGCTAACGAACTAGCTAAACTAGGATTGTTAGAAAAATATGGGCTGACACGTCCGCTGTTAAATGCTAAAGTTCCTGAAGCTTGGCACCTGCAACCTAAAGGCGTCTCAGTAGCTGCAGCTAAAGCAGGTATTTTTAGCGGAGAGGCCAGTTCTAATCAAACTCCCGTACCTAAAGCTGGAGCAGTTACTTCTAATAGCGAGGCTATTGCGTCAACTTCTGCAGAATCTGCTATTAGTGCAAGCGCTACCTCTACTTCAGCTAGTTCTAATGCAGCGCAGTCTTCAGGAGCCTCTAAAGGTAAGGAAACAGGGGGTCAAAATTCTAGAACATCTGTTAACGACATACCATTGGTAGATCCTTCTGATGGATTTTTAAATGCTCTTAACGTAGGTGTTTTATAGCATGGCAGTCTCTACAGGCGCTAGTCTATTAAATATTATAACAATAGACTTACAGAAGACTAAGAGATACGATAAGCTGAACAGACAGTTGTTAAAAGGTAGTGCCTCAGTTATTGGACTTCCTTTAGCTATTATGGGGCTGTATCAACTTGTTCAATCAGTAGATTTAAATGCGTTTAACTTTGATTTTTTAAAAGACTTAGGAGACTTTGATTTTTTAAATAAAGAATATCCTAGTAACTCAGATTCAAAGACTGCAACACCTCCTACGTCTTCTCCAAGTAGTACCCTCAGTCAGTCAATTGCTTCTCTGCCTTCATCTAGTGCTATTGCAGAGACCGAGTCTAGTCCTGCAAAACAAACATCTTCGCAAGGGGTAGTTAACAAAGGCTCAAATTTACCAAAAGCGTCTGATAGTGTGGTGTCAGCGCTACGGGGGGCTGAAACCAACAAAATATCTTTTAAAACGCTATATTCCGTAGCTGGAGCCGAGAGTTCTTTTAGAGACAAAGTTTCAGCCACTACTAGCTCTGCTCAAGGGTTGTTTCAATTCACAACTCCAACTTGGAAGTATCTAACTGAGACAGTATTTCCTAAGTTGGGCTATAAAGACGAAGATCGTCTAGACGCGAACAAGAGTGCTAAACTAGCTAGTATGTACCTAGAAATGATACAAACTAGCTTGTTAAAAGGTCTAGGTAGGCTACCTAGTTTAGGAGAGACTTATATTGGATACTTCTTAGGCCCAACTGGAGCACAGCGGTTAATAAAAGCAGCAGAGCAAGATCCTACCAAAGTAGCTGCAGAGTTATTTCCCTCTGCAGCTAAAGCTAACCCTAATGTGTTTTACGATAAAGGAAACTTGTCTAAACCGTATACGTTGTCTGAGGTTGTCGGAGTCCAAACAAACAAAGTAGAAAAATTTGCACAAAACGTAGATACAAGCTCTAACGAGGCCGCCCCTATGACAACCGCTTCGGTGTCTAGGCCAGCTACGGTACAGCCTGTAAGTACTGCAAGTTTGTCTTCTCAACCAACAACTGCTGCAAAATCGGGAGAAGTTGCGCCTTATGTTCCAGTGTACGTAAACTTTAAAGCACCTCCAGAAACACAAATAGCTACTGCAGACACTAAAACTACAAGAACTGCTGGAAATAAAGATACTCCTGCAGCTACTAAAAATTATGTTAGAGACTCTTCTAATAAACTATATATCGTGAGTTCATAAAATGACAGACTTAGCTACTACTTTTGGACAGAAATTTACTAAATTAAAACAGTTTGGCATAGGAACGTCTGCAGCAGAATCTAATAAACGAACAATAAAAGACCTGGCTTATAAGGCATTCATTGTAGCCTCTCAAGACGATGTGCCTATAGTTGTTGAAGCTTGGTTACCTGAAACTGTTGGTAGTGACGTAAAAGCTGAATACGAGGCGCCCTTTGCACAGGGCGTATCTAACGCATTGGGTGCTAACGTTGGAGACATGGCTAGATTTGTAGGTATGAGTCTTACTACTCAAGCGCTAACTGCTAAAGTATGGCAGGGAGGAAATTTTATTGAATTTTCTTTACCTTTTATTTTTCAAGCAGAGAGCTCTCCTTCCAAAGACGTAATGACGCCTATTAAGAATCTTATGAAACTTACTATGCCAAAAGACAGAAACGGAGGAGGTCTGTTAGAGGCTCCAGGGCCTAGGAT